TATTATTGATATCACTAGAACTGGTGCAGCAAAAGAGATTAGAGAATCAATTAAATATTTAAATGAAAAAAAATTAAAGCCGACACAAGATCGTTTAGGAGTTACTTATATCGAAAGAGATGAAGATCAAAAAGATATTGATCCAGAAAATCAAAGTAGTTTATATCAGATTTTTGCTAATGCTGGCTATGCAGGAACAGAAGATGAGTTCTTTACTGATTTCATGCCAGACGCTGATCGTGGAGATATCCAAATGATTACCCAAGCATTGCCAGGGGGAACCGGCTTTAATTTAAATGAAATATCCAGTGATCCATTTGCAGCAATGTCTCAGATTGGTTCTTTTATGGGGACCACAGATAGTGATTTATTTGGTGGAAGAGATAAAGAAAAAGAAGACAAAGACGATACAGAAAACTATTTTAATCTTTTTGATGATAAAAAGGAAGATTATTATAGTGATGCTGGGAGGGATTATATTAGTGAATATACTACTTTCTTTAAGTAATAATGGCAGAAAAACATAAGAAAGCAGCTAAAGCCGCTAAATTAAGCAAAGACAAAATGGCTTGCAATAAGCCAAAGAAAACACCAGGACATAAAACTAAGTCTCACGTTGTAAAAGCTTGCGATAAAGGGAAAGAAAAAGTTGTTCGATTCGGTCAACAGGGTGTAAAGGGTGCGGGAAAAAATCCGAAGACAGCCAAAGACAAAGCACGTAAGAAGTCATACTATGCGAGACACGATGCACAAGATAGCAAACCAAGTAAAATGAGTGCTAGATATTGGTCACATAAAGTGAAATGGTGAACGTAGAAATTAATTTAAGTATTGCAGATTGCCGTACTCTTTATCAAGCTGTTTCAGATGCTCTTGAGCATTGGCCAGGTTCACCAGCAAGACCGCCTGAAGAACAAGAAAGATATATGCAACTAAAGGTTTTTTTGTTTAGTATTATGTGTGAAGCTTCTTTGGATTTATGAGCAAGAACATTAAAGGCGGTGGTTACGTTATTGGTACACCAAAAAAAACAAATCAAGGACAAGGAAAACATTCTCGACCAAATCACGGACGCAAAAAACTCCGTGGACAAGGAAAATAATATATAGTATAAAAATATGCAGGTCTCCGATGTATCTTTATCAGGATGCAATTTCTATTATTAAAGCATTTGAAGGCTTTAATGAAAAAGCTTATCCTGATCCTGTAACAGGAGGAGACCCCTATACCCTAGGTTATGGTACTCAGTTCTATCCTGATGGCTCACAAGTCAAGCAAGGCCATTGTTGCACCAGGCAAAAGGCTTTAGAGTATTTGCTTTATGAAATTAATGTCATTTCGGAAGAACTTGATTGTTTAAATCTTGAACTTGACCTACACATGAAGCAAGGTCTTATTTCATTTATTCATTCAGTCGGTTGGGATTCATTTTTATACAGCTCTATTATTGACTATTGCGAAAATGAAGACTATGTTTTAGCTGCTCAAGAATTTGGTAAATGGATCTTTAATGAAGACCATGAAGTAATAGGTGGCTTATTAGATAGAAGAAGGCAAGAAGCTTGTTTGTTTTTAGATACAAATTGTTTGACAGGAGATGTCTTGTTAAAAGCGTTTAGAACTTATGAAGCTTCCCCAGAACAAGTAGCAGCCATACGACAACTAGAAGCAGAGATTAATCCCTATGCATTGTCAGAATTTGCTAACAAATACAATGCTAATGATGCCGGTGATTTCGACCTTTCAGAAGATGATTTGCGTTTGATTTTTGAATTTCAAAAGTAAGTCTATACACTAGAATAAATAGAGTAAAGGCTAAAAGCATGGGTGAGTCAACATCTACTACAGAGTTTGAGTTACCGCTACACTTGCAACTTGCGATGCGTAAAGCAGAGTTAGAAGCAAAGGAATTGACATGGGATCAACTTTACGTTGCGCTTTTGAATTTGTACCATCAACGTCTCCTGGAAATCCAGGCAGTAAAAGACATGATGCAAGCAGAAAATATTGAATTAGAGTTTGATATCCCTAGTGACATTGAGCTAGCACAATTGGCAATGACCTTAATGGCTAGTCAAGACGATGAAGATGATGATGAAATCATGCCATTTTTTGGTTGATTTTAGGTTTATAATTTAAATAGAAAGACTAAATGTATGTTGTCAACGGAATATCGCCTTCGACTGGAATTTATTTGTAACAAAATTGTAAACAAAGAAGAGGTTCAATTAGCAGATATGATTTGGGCAGAAAAATTAGCAAAAGCAAATCGTTCTGCAGGTGAGCTAATGAGAAAAGCACGTCGTGTGGCTAACAATCCAGAAATGCAACAAGGCGGCTTAGATGATTTTATGAATAGTTTAGATCTTGGTGACCCAGACCCAACGAATCATCGCACTGGTTTTAAGAGTGCAGATGACATTGTTGAGTGGTTTAGCCAAGAAAAGACTGACGACTGGCGTCAGAGAGATTAATTACTCTAAAGCAATCAGTCTATTTAGATACCATTGAGCTTTTTTGAGTGACTCAATACCCCCTTTATGCTTTTCGCGCCAAACATATTTTGCTACGTTACCTTTTAGGTAGCCTTTATATTCTTCTGGCGTTAACTGCGCTTCGATGGCTTCAATGCATTCAATGGTGCCATCAGTGTAATGGGAAGGATGGTTAACAGTATCCATAAAAATTTCTTGATGTTTTTCTACATAGTTATTCCATACTTTTTCGCTGTAAGGTTTTTGTTCTTCTTCCTTTAATTCTTTTTCTTCTTGATCACCACTAGTATCAACAGCCCAAGGCACGGGACAAACTCCCCCTGGGCAATCACTAACAGCCAATTCTTCTTCCTCTGTTACTGGTTCAAACCAGCTTTTAGTTTCCGTTGACGTTTCTCGTCCATCTCCATCTCCTCCGGTGCGTAATCCCCCATGTCCACCATCAATTGTCGTGGTTGAGGCATCGCACCCATTGCTATACCTTGCTCTGCGCTTGGAATTGTGCCCGTTACTCCGCATCGTTGTAGTTCTCCAGGATCAATAGACAGGTTTGTGCGAGGACGTGATTGCTGCGTCACTGCAATTCCTGTATTGAACTGATCATACACTGGAACATCATTATTTTCATTATCTAATTCCTGTCCAAAATCTGAAACAGTGGCAAGACGAGTCTTTAACTCGTTGTTGTCTTTAATAAAAGAGGATAAGAAATCCATGCTGTTTTATTCTCATTAATTAAGTTCAATTATAATTCAACTATGATAATTTTTATGCATAGCAATAATGGCCCTTAGCTCTGGTGGACACGTTACTGATCTAACGCCTGAGCGTGCGTATGATGTTGACATACGGCGATTAGATGATGAGGAGAAAGGTACTGCATATGCTGGGGACATTCGCAACGAGAAGCAGCAAGATCGTGTTGAAAAGTTTCTACGAGCAAAGAAGTCAGCCGGAAAGTTTCGGCAGAAGATGAATTACGATCAACCATTTACAGATAGGCAAGGACAAACACCAGCTTTTATTGAAGGAGATCCCTTTGGAAAAGCAGGCGCAACTAACTATGCAAATAAACCACAACCTTCAACAAATCGTTTGTACTATCCATACACAAGTTTTTCTTAAACCTTAGATAAGACTACTTCATACGGTTGTTTTTGATATTTTCCTTTACGCATTTGATAATCAACTTCGCAAGGTTCTCCTTGAAAGAATAACAACTGGCAGATTCCTTCGTTAGCGTAGATTTTATTAAACAAAGGAGTACAGTTGCTAATTTCTAATGTCAAATGACCTTCCCAACCAGCTTCTGCTGGTGTAATATTTGCCATAATTCCAGCTCTTGCGTATGTACTTTTACCTACTGCAACTACGGTAACGTCGCGGGGTAAAGCCAAGCGTTCAACAGCAACGCCGAGGCAATAGCCAAAAGGAGGAATAATAAAATAGCGTCCGTGTTCATCTTCATGGAGTTCAGTTTCTTTTAGGATTTCAGGATCAAAGTTTTTAGCATCACACATACCGTGCGGGACGCCACCAAATAACAAACATTGATTAGGTGATAGCCGAATATCATAACCATAGGAACTAAGACCGTAGCTAAGAATAGGAACTTCATTTTCGTTATTAATTAGAGAAGGTTGGAAGGGAGTAATCATCCCTTCTTCTGCAAATACACGAATTTCTTTATCGCTTAAAACCGTCATAACTAGAACTCAGTTCAAATATTTTACACAATAATTCTGCCTTTTTCAGAATAAATATTAATAAATTCTTGAGTAGCTTCTTCTATATTGTTTCTTGGTTGCAGATAAACAACTAAGCTGCAGCCTGTATTTCTTGACAAAATTTTATCGTCAGCATAATAATGACGAGTTAACGTAGGTCGTGATTTTAAAATACAAACAGGGTAATCAAAAATATCCTGACAATACATTGTCATATCAATAAAGTTAGAAAAATATAAACCTTGTTCAATTTCTCCCGATAACCATTTACGTTTTAATGTTCTCCACCATAAAGCATGGCCTGAAGTTAGTGTTGGAGATAATCCTCTCGTTATTTTCCAGCGTTGGCTTTTCTTGTGCCAAAAATAAGATTGGCTTGGAGGAAATAAATAAACATTACCAAACCATTTTTCTTCATTTAAGCCATCTTCTTTTGGAGTGTAGTAGTGTTTTGCTCCGACGTATTCGTTAGCAAATGTAGAGCTAGCTGGATCGAGATCAATTTGACCCATAAGGAGATGGGCAGAGTCAACCAAATCACGGTTAGTAATCCATTCAAACTCTTCTGAGCGTACGTTACCTCGTTTAAGACCCATTACTCAGATTCTTTATTGTAATCAATATAAAAATAACGCA